GATGCCACGAGGTCCTGGAACCTATGGCACTAAAGTAGGTCGGCCTAAAAAGAAGAAGACGGTACCCGCGTATGGTGGCGGTGGGATGCACAGAGCAAAGAAGTTGCAACGCAAACCAAGCAAAAAAGGGGTTCGCTAATGGCTGATAATCCTGTACTTCCTCCCCTTCTGTCTGATATAGAAATATCGGATACAGAACTGCCCCCTTCGCCGGTGCCACCTTTGGAGATGGAACGTCCGATTAGAACGGATGTTATTCTAGAAGACGATGAAGTCTTGATAGAATCGCCAGAGGATGCGCTGTTCACACCTCAAGATATTGAAATTGAGGTTCAGCCGGACGTTGACGAAGACGGCAATACGATAGTGGCTTTTGGGGAGGAGCTACCGGAGGATTTGTCTGGCGATTTTTATCGTAACCTCGCAGAAGAGATCGATGAGCGCGAGCTCAGTGCGCTCGCTAATGACATACTTTCTATGTATAAGGAAGATCGTGAAAGCCGTGCAGACTGGGAGCGCACCTATAGCGAGGGGCTTAGTCTGCTGGGCATGGAATCAGACGAACGTTCGCAGCCCTTTCAAGGCGCGTCTGGGGTTTATCATCCACTTCTTTCTGAAGCGGTGGCCCAATTCCAAGCCTCCGCATATAAAGAGCTCCTCCCTGCGGGTGGTCCCGTAAGTACCAGGGTCATAGGGCGAGTGACCCCTGAACGGACGACACAAGCGGCGCGAGTTAAAGAATTCATGAATTATCAGATCACAGAGGTCATGCAGGAGTATGACCCTGAACTTGATCAGATGCTGTTTTATCTTCCTCTATCTGGATCATCCTTTAAGAAAATCTACTATGATGAAGGTCTCGATCGAGCAGTTTGTAAATTCATCACCTCAGAGGATTTAGTAGTTCCTTACGAGACTACTGACCTACAGTCCGCATCGCGGATCACACATATGGTCCGGCAGAATATCAATGATGTTCGGAAACTACAGGCAAGCGGTTTTTACAGGGATATCGAGCTAATTCCATCAGAGGAACCGCAGACATCAGTCACTGAAAAAGTTGATGAGCTAGAGGGGCTCCAACCCACAGCCTATAGCTCTTCAGATATAATGACAATTTTAGAATGTCATATAGATCTTGATCTTTCAGGGTTTGAGGATAGTAAGGACGATGGTGAGCCTACCGGCATCAAGCTCCCGTATATCGTCACGATGGAAGAGGACTGTTCGCAAATTCTTTCCATTCGTCGAAACTGGGAAGAGCAGGATTCGCTGCAATTAAAGAAACAATATTTTGTCCATTATAAATTTTTACCTGGATTGGGATTTTACGGCTTCGGTTTGATTCATATGATTGGGGGCTTGAGTAAATCAGCCACTAGTCTCATGCGACAGCTTATCGACGCAGGAACCCTGGCCAATCTCCCCGCTGGCTTTAAGGCTCGCGGGTTACGAGTTCGTAATGACGACGAACCGTTACAACCAGGAGAATGGAGGGATATTGATGCTCCTGGTGGAGCGCTCCGCGATTCTTTGCTGCCCCTTCCATATAAAGAGCCTTCGGGCACATTATTGAATTTGCTGGGGATTTTAGTTGATTCAGGCCGTAGGTTCGCGGCCATCACTGAAATGCAAACTGGCGATATGACTGAGGCCATGCCCGTGGGGACTACGGTAGCCCTGCTTGAAAAAGGCATGCAGGTTATGTCCGCCATTCATAAACGGCTGCACTATTCTCAAAAAATAGAGTTCCGTTTACTAGCTGAAACATTTAGCGAGTACCTTCCAGAAGAGTATCCGTTTGAAGTTGCCGGGGGCGAACGGATTATTAAGGTAGGTGATTTTAGTGCTCAAATAGATGTACTGCCCCATAGTGATCCGAATGTGTTTAGTATGGCACAGCGGGTTATGATGGCGCAGACACAGCTGCAACTTGCGACTTCGGCACCACAGATCCATGATTTGCGAGAAGCCTATTTTAGAATGTACCAAGCACTTGGGATTCAAGATATTAAAGATATCCTCCCAGTGACCGAACCAGAGAATTCTAAAGATCCAGCCACAGAAAATGCAGATGCCCTTATTGGCGCACCGATCAAGGCATTTATCCATCAGGATCATGAGGCGCATATCGCAACGCACATGGCCTTTATGCAGAATCCTATTTTCCAAAATAACCAGCAAGCGATGCTTCTTTTACAAAGTCATATCCAAGAACACTTTGCTATGCTATATCGTCAGCAGGTAGAGCAGTTAATTGGTAGGCCGCTACCGGGTGATGATGAACAAGTTTCTCCAGAGTTAGAGAATCAAATTGCACAGGCTGCCGCCCAAGCTACTCAACAGATTAGTGCTCAGGCGCAACAGTTTGCTGCCCAGCAAGGGGAGGGTGGTATAGATCCCTTATTGCAAATTCGCATGAAGGAGCTGGAGCTGAAAGAGCGAGATATGCAGCGCAGAGAAGCGGAGGCTCAGTCGCGGCTGGCCTTTGATATGCAAAAAGAGCAAGTGAAAACGGGTCTGGAAGAAACTAAAATTCAACAAGACGCGTCACAAGCTGCAGAACGGATTGCTGTTCAAAGGGAAAAGATAAGAGTTCAATAAATGGAGTACGCGGAGCAAGTAGTTGAGTGTCCGTGGTGCGGACAGATTACTAGATTAGTTCGGCGGGAAGGTCGGTTAGACTGTTTGAATTGCCGCAGAACTGTTTCAAAGTCTTGTGAGGAAGAGGGAGGAGCCGATGCTTCACGCCCTGATACCTAGTTTGATCCCGGCGATAACGGATATAATCGGGCGGTTTTTACCCGAAGATAAAGAAGCTCGAGCCGAGGCGGAACGCGAAATTCATACGCAGCTGACGGCCCATCTTGCAGCGATTGATCTAGCTCAGTTAGATATAAATAAGCAGGAAGCCGCCCACCGGTCCACATTTGTGGCAGGATGGCGGCCCTTTATTGGTTGGACTTGTGGCGTTGCTTTGAGCTATACTTATGTCGTTCAGCCGATCCTCGCTTTCGTGTTAACCCAAACAGGGCATCTTGTTTCTTTGCCCACAGTCGAATTAGCGGGTATGATGCCTGTGCTAATGGGGATGCTCGGACTGGGCGGACTTAGAACATTCGAGAAATTCAAGGGAGTTTCGAAATGACGAAAACAGCAACTAGGAAAAATGGGATCACAGAGGTTCTCGCGACTCCCATTATCTATACAACGAAGTTGTTCAAGGTAGATGGAATGTCTGTTTTGGCCCCTAAGCCCATGGAAGTGGGCCCAGAAGTCAATGCTAAAACTTTCTCCCCTGAGCATAAAGGTGGGAATCGGAAGAAGGCTCGTGGTGGCGGAGCGGCTACCAAAGGTCTTACTTTTAGAGGAGTGCGTTAATGGATGGTGTCTGGATCTGCGATAAACTCTTGAAGGCGATTCGAGCAAGAGAGCAGCAGGTTGCATCTATCCTAATCAACAATGAACTCCAAGACATGGCCCAATATAGGACTTTTATGGGGGAAGTGGCTGCGCTTGGATTTGTACAGCAAGAAATATCAGAAATACTAGAGAAAGGAAGCTCTGATGACGACTTCGGGACTATTGTTGCCGGAACGTTTGGCACGAAAGAAGAAGAAGCGTGAGTCCCAAAATTCGGAAACCGCAAAGCTCCCAGTTCCTACTGGTTGGCGTATTCTGATCATGCCCTATATTCCTCCTAAAGTGACAAAAGGGGGGATAGAACTACCGGATGAGGTTCACGAACGGGAGCGGTTGGCCATAAATGTTGGCTTAGTGATGGCCCTTGGGCCGCTAGCCTACCAAGATCCCAGTAAGTTTGGAAACCCCAATGATTCCTATGAGAATTGGGCACCTTGGTGTAAAGAGAAAGACTGGGTTTTATTTGGAAAGTACGCTGGATCCCGGTTACATATTGATGGAGGGGAACTTCGATTACTAAATGATGACGAGATCCTCGCCGTTGTTAATGATCCTTCCGACCTTGTGCATATATAGGTCTTTACTTTTATTGCACTGGGTTTTAACTTGAGACACCCCATGGAGTGAAAACCATGCCAGACGAAATTAAGCAAGCTGACAATTTAGTTGAACTTGAGCCTGAAGAAGCAGTAGATGTTGATATTGCTTCAAAAGATGAAGCCACTGTTCAACCCGTTGAAGTGGATTCACCACTTGATGACGAAATTCCTGAGGAACCTTCTGAAGAAGAACTCGCCAGCTATAGCGCGGGTGTCCGCAAACGGATTGATAAACTTACCGCTAAGTATCGTGAAGCCGAGCGTCGTGAGACAGCGGCCCTGGAATACGCAAAAGGGGTAAAGAATCAAAATGATGCACTTCAGGAGAACTCCCGTCAGGTTAATCAAAAATATGGTGAAGAGTATGCTGGTCGGATCACGACTGATCTGGAAAGCGCCAAACAAAAGTATGTTGCCGCCTATGAAAGCGGCGACCCTGATGCATTAGTAGCTGCGACTACTGAGCTATCTAAGCTAACGGTAGAGAATGCAGCGCTTAATAATGAAGTTCCTGCCTTTAGGCCGCAGCAACCTGTGCTGCAGCAGACACCGGCAACCGCCCCCCCGCCTGACCCTAAGTCTCAAGCGTGGGCCAGCCAGAATGGTTGGTTTGGGGAGGATGAGCCGATGACATATACCGCTTTTGCGATTCATAAAAACCTTATTGAAAAGGGTTTTGATCCTAATTCGGACGCCTACTATTTAGAGATTGATCGTAGGATCCGTGAAGAGTTTCCTCACAAATTCACTGAATCAAGTGAGGGATCACCAACAGCCAAGTCCGGAAGCCGCTCCCCAGTCCAAAGGGTTGCTTCTGCCAATCGTGCTGCTAAATCTACTGGACGCGACACAGTAAGGCTCACTCCTAGCCAAGTGGCTATTGCTAAGAAACTAGGTGTGCCTCTTGAAGAATACGCGAGACAAGTAAAGGAGATCGCTGCAAATGTCTGAAACCACTGATCGTACATCTCGCGCCGCCACTACTCGTGAACAATCTGTGCGACCTACTCAATGGAAGCCGCCGTCTTTATTGGACGCTCCTCCAGCACCTAGTGGGTTTGTTCATCGTTGGATTCGTTCGGAAATGTTGGGCCAAGACGACAAGCCTAATTTTACTAAGCGAATGCGCGAAGGATATGAACCAGTTAGGGCGGATGAGTACCCTGATTTTGATTGTGCAACTATTGAGGATGGAAAGTACAAGGGAGTTATTGGAGTAGGAGGCCTTATCCTGGCTCGACTACCAGTAGAAGTCGCTGAATCACGCAAAGCCTATTTTGCGCAAAGAACATCGCAGCAGATGGCTGCTGTGGATAATGATTTAATGCGAGAGCAGCACCCTGCCATGCCGATTTCTCAGGAAAGAAGCAGTAGGGTCACTTTCGGCGGTTCAACCTCTAAGGAGTAGTTTATCTACTCAGGAGACGTAGACTATGGCGAACATTAATGGAGCCTTTGGACTCCGGCCCCTCGCTAAGATGGGCCAGAATGCCAACTCCACTGGTGTTTCGGGCTATACACAGTATGAAATTGCTAATGCGAACAGCAACGCTATCTACCAAGGCACCCCCGTCATCCCCCTTTCTACGGGGTACATTGACGTTGTGGGCGCTGCGGCGGGTGGCACAGTTGGCCTCCTTGGCGCTTTCATGGGTTGTAAATATGTTTCGAGCACCACGGGGAAACCCACGTGGAGTATGTATTGGCCTGGATCGGGAGCGGACAGTAGTCATCCCATAGAGGCTTTTGTAGCAGATGACCCGATGCAAATTTTCGTAATTGCAACGGACGCATCCTGGACCAGTAAAGCAACAGCGCGAGCTGCTGTTTTTGCTAACGCAAACTTCTCAAGTGGAACAAGCGGGAGCACCACTACTGGTATGTCTTCAGGAGCGCTGGCCATCAGTACCATCAATACTACGAATACACTGAATCTTCGTATTCTAGGTTGGGAGGTGGATCCTTCTAACAATGATTTTTCTGCCGCTGGTGTTGGTGCCACTGTTAGGTTGAACAACCACTTCAATAGCCCGAATGGTGCTATTGCTGGTGGCACTGTTTCAACTACTGGCGTATAGGGGATTGAGACATGGCTATTTCACGAGCACAACTCGTTAAAGAACTAGAGCCTGGCCTCAATGCTCTCTTCGGTCTTGAGTACGCTAGGTACGAAAATGAGTACACAGAAATCTTCAGCACTGAATCTTCGGATCGGGCGTTTGAAGAGGAGGTGATGCTTTCTGGCTTCGGTTCTGCCCCAACTAAGAGTGAAGGTTCTGCCGTCACTTTTGATTCGGCAGCTGAAGTCTACACAGCCCGATATACCAATGAGACGATCGCCTTGGCGTTCGCGCTCACTGAGGAGGCGATTGAAGATAATCTCTACGATCGGCTTTCCTCTCGGTATACTCGCGCACTGGCCCGTTCCATGGCACATACGAAGCAAGTTAAGGCTGCGTCTATTCTTAACAATGCCTTCGATAGTACCTACACGGGCGGGGATGGCCTTGAACTTTGCTCCACTGTGCATACGTTGCAGAGTGGTAATACGTTCCGGAATGAGCCATCTACCGCAGCGGACCTTAATGAGACGTCCCTTGAGAATGCTCTTATCGATATCAGCGATTTTACCGATGAGCGCGGCCTCAACACGGCTCTGCGAGGAATGAAGTTGATTGTCCCAGCAAACCTTCAGTTTGTTGCCGATCGGCTACTTGAGTCAGACTTGCGTCCTGGTACAGCAGACAATGATGTAAATGCAATCCGGAATATGGGGATGGTGCCACAGGGGTACGCTGTGAATCACTTCCTTACCGATACGGATGCATGGTTCCTCTTGACTGATGCGCCAAATGGCCTCAAGCACTTCCAGAGAACCCCGATTCGTACGGCGATGGAGGGAGACTTCGATACTGGTAATGTACGGTACAAAGCCCGTGAGCGTTACAGTTTCGGTTGGTCTGATCCTCGCGGTATTTACGGATCTCCTGGAGCGTAGTATAGTGGGGGGAGGGGAAACTCTCCCCTCTACTTTTCTGGGATAATTTAGCCCTAGCGACTGACCCAGCAGACGCTTACAAAGACTCTAGGGCAAAACCTTTGTAAGGAGGTGTACCATGGGTACGACACGTTTTTCTGGTCCAATTATGTACAGC